TCGAGCTATACAGAAGACACGGTGAATTTGAGAGGGCTTACCAAGAGTGCAGCGAAATCCGCAGAGATTATCTGATTGACAATGGGCTGGTAAAACGGTTTGACTCTTCTTTCACGAAGTTTCTTCTGAACTCGGAGTACGGTATGGGTGACGGCAAGTGTACGGACGAGGATAAGGATATCAAGGTTACTCTTGAGGTGATTGGCGATGAAACTTGATTTAAAGGTAACAAAAAAGCAGAAGAAGTTTATTGATGCAAGAGAAAACGAGGTGCTTTTCGGCGGGGCTGCCGGAGGCGGAAAATCCTACGGACAGATTGTAGACGCTCTGCTTTTTGCGCTAAAATATCCCGGCTCAAAGCAGTTGATCTTGAGGCGCACCTTTTCAGAGCTTGATAAATCGCTGATAAGAACAAGCCTTAGCCTGTATCCGCGGGAGCTTTACACGTTCAATTCATCAAGTCACACCGGCCGCTTTAAAAACGGCTCATGCATAGACTTTGGATACTGCGCAAACGAAAATGACGTATATCAGTATCAGAGCGCAGAATACGACTGCATTAGATTTGACGAATTAACGCATTTCACCGAGATGCAATATGTGTACCTGATATCAAGAGTAAGAGGTGCAAACTCATTCCCAAAGCAAATCAAATCCTCCACAAACCCGGGAGGCGTGGGGCATTCCTGGGTAAAAGCAAGATTCGTTGACCCGGCACCAAGCGGAGAGAGTTTCATCGGTGAGGGAGAAATGACGCGCGTGTTCCTCCCTTCTCTGCTTAAGGACAACGATTTTTTGAACCGACGCGATCCAAACTACCGACTGCGACTTGAAGCTCTGCCCGAAAGAGAGAAAAAAGCTCTTCTCTTTGGCGATTGGAACATTTTTGAGGGGCAGTATTTCACCGAATTCTCCACCGCAAAACACGTGTGTGAGCCCTTTGAAATACCTCCGTCATGGAGAAAATACAGAACTGTCGACTATGGACTCGACCGCCTGGCAGTGCTGTGGATAGCGGTAGCACCCGACGAACGTGTTTATGTTTACCGCGAGTACTGTGAATCCGGTCTGCCAATAAGTGCGGCCGCAAAAGCGATAACCGACAGAACTCCCAAAGGAGAGGATATATACGCCACTCTTGCACCGCCCGATCTGTTTTCAAGAACGCAGGAATCCGGAAAAACAAAGGCTATACTTTTCCATGAATTCGGCGTGAGCTTCACGAGGACGTCTAACGACAGAGAGTGCGGCTGGCTCGCCATAAAAGAACTTCTGTGCGGCACAGACAGCGGCAAGGGATTGCAGATCTTTCGCAATTGCACAGAGATTATAAAATGCTTGCCGGCACTGAACATAGACAAAATACGTCCTACGGATTGTGCCAATGAACCCCACGAAATCACACACGCCCCCGATGCTCTGCGCGGTTTTGCCATTTTTCATACCCGTCCCAACGATCCGAGCTCGGATAAAAAGCGCACAAAATGGACGAGGGATATGTGGGAGGATTATAACTTGGCAGACGAGGGCGGTAAAAAATATCTAAAGCAAAAATACGGAGAACCGCAGTGAGAATTGAAAATAAAAGCAAGGCGCTTAAGCTGGAGTTCTTCAAAACTCTGTACCAATGCGCCGAAAATGCATATGCACCAAAGCTTGAGGCATTTGAACGTGCTATGCGACAGTACAAAGGATCAACGGAGATCGACGGATCTGATGAAACGGCAATCACCGTGAGAAACATCACTTATGAAATAGTGGAAAGCCAAGTCAGCTCGGATATCCCGTCCCCGAAGGCAGATGCGACATCATATAGTGAAAAACGAGGACGAAATGCTACCTCCATAGAGCGATTATGCAGATCTATAAGAAGCAAGCTTCCCTTTGACGAGATGAACGATATCGACGAAAGATATACATATGTTTATGGCGGAAGCGTGTGGTATATAGATTGGGATAACACCTCTGAATATATGGGAGAAGTCGGGGGCGTGCGAATAGAATGTCTGTCCCCCTGCGATTTCATCCCACAGCCAAGCATTTATGATATTGACGATATGGAATACTGCTTCTTAAAATTTGTCACAACCAAAAGCGAGTTGACAAGACGTTACGGAATACCCGAAGAACAGACCTCTCTTGCCGATTTTGAATACGAATATGACGGTGAAGCCGATGCTTCGGATACCGTAAAGACCGTAACTTGCTTTTACCGCGACGAAGATGGTGAGATAGGCAGATTCATATTTTCTGGCGATCTGGTTCTTTCCGATCTTCCCCGATATTATATGAGAAAACAAAGGATATGCCTCGAATGCGGAGAGGATGAAGACTTATGCCGATGCAAAGAGAAAAAGGTTGAAAATGCAGATGTAGAATACGAAGTGATCCGGGACTACGACTGCAATGGCGACGGTCACTTATCTTCCGTAGAAATCCCCTACTATGTTCCACGTCTTTTCCCTGTGGTGATAAGAAAGAATACATCTGCAGAAAAGCAGCTGTTCGGTCAATCAGACTGTGACTACATAAGACCGGAGCAACAGGCGATAAACAAGGTTGAGTCGCGAATACTCCAAAAGCTTTTAAGAGCGGCAATTACACCAATTGTGCCCGAAGATGCAAGTATTTCGCTCAACAACTCCGTTTTCGGCCAAGTAATCAAGATGAAGCCCGGATAAAGCGCAGCACAGTACGGAAAAGTCGACACGACCCCCAACATATCCCAGGATATCGCAGAGGCGGAAAGACTGTATGACCACGCAAAAAGAGTTATCGGTATATCCGATGCATTTCAGGGTGTCGACACCGGTGCTTACGCTGAATCAGGCTATGCAAAGCAGCTAAGAATCAACCAAGCATCCGGAAGACTTGAATCGAAAAAGAAAATGAAGTATGCCGCATATGCAAGGATAGATAAAATAATTTTTTCCCTGTATCTTGCCTTTGCAGACGAACCCAGAAGGCTCTCCTACAAAGATGCCTACGGCAGAATACATGAATCAGAATTCTCAAGATACGATTTCATAGAGCTTGACCCTATAAAGAACAAGTATTTCTACGACGACGCTTACCTCTTCTCTGTCGATCTCAACGGCGGAAATGAATATCAGCGCGAAGCATTATGGCAACGAAACCTTGAAAATCTCAAAGCCGGAACACTGGGAGACCCTGCAAGTCCCGCTACCCTCTTAAGATATTGGCAATGTCAGGAAAGAGCTCATTACCCTCACGCAAGAGAAAACGTAGAGTATTTCACCGATATGCAAGGACAGATGGGAGGTGAGGGCTTCTGAATATATTTGCATCTCTTAAAGAACTATTAGAAAAACACCTCAATAAAGCCCCTGCCACTACAACGGGATCACCGGATTCTTACGACCTTTATAAGCACAAAAACGGCATCAATACAGCAAAGAGCTATTCCGATGCAGTAAATTCGCTCTATGCAGCTTCAAAGAAAAACTCATCGTCATATGGTACTAATAGCCGCAATATTTACAACAAAGGTTTGCAAAACAGCGGTTATTCATCCTACATTGACGATTCAGCTGACAATGCATTTCATTCCGGAGCAGAGGCGCTTAAGGACACTTTCGTTCAGAACGAGAGCAAAGCAAAAGCATCATACGCGTCATACCTTGAAAAGTACAGCGACAAACAAAAGCAAATTAAAAACAGCGTTATGTCACATCTCATAAGCAATGACGTTGTCGATCTCAACACCGCGATAGCATACGGAATTAATGCCGGACTCTCACGCGAGGATGCACAATCAGTAGGAAAAAGCGCATATGAGATAACGAAGCAAAAGGTTCTTAATAAGATTATCGAACAGACTGTATCACTCGGACTTGACGAAAAGGGCGCAAAAATGCTCGCCTTAAAAATGGGAGTAACCGAAGCTGATGCAAACGGAATTGCAAAAGAGGTCGGCGACCTTCTTAAGCATTACCGCTCCGTTTCAGATGAGTATCTTGACTATCTGGAAAAGATGTCTAACTGATTTTTCAAAACCTATAAAGAAAGGAAAGAAACATGAATAAAAAAGTTAAAAGCACTATCGACAAGAGCACCCCTTACAGGAGCCTCGGTCTTAATAAAATCGTCGCTCCGGTAAAGCCGGAAAACGAGCCCAAGGGCAGAATTATCAAGACTGACGGCGACCTCAGAATAAGAGGAGGCAAATAATGGATACCTTGTACGATATTAATGAAGAGCAAACGTCGGACGTTGAGGACGCAAAATCAGAAACAAATATAGACGAAACGCCTGAAGATATCTCCGAGCAAAAGGAAGACGAACAGGAGCAGATCGAGAATGAAACCGATTACGAAGCTCTGATGGCGAGTGACGTTGAAGCTCTTAAATCGGAATTTCCCGAGCTTCGAGGCATAAACGACATTACCGATCTTAACAATCCCTTGCGCTATGCGGCACTGCGTGACTTAGGTCTTACTCCGTCGGAAGCTTATCTGGCTACCGCAAAAAGACGTACAAAGGACACACGCGCTCACCTGCAAAGCGCACACGGAAGAAACGCCGCAACCTACACGGGTATGATGTCACAGCACGAGCTTGCAACAGCAAGAGAACTCTTCCCCGGTATGAGCGACTCGGATCTTCAGCGCCTTTATAAAAAAGTGACGAAGTAAAACAGAAAGGAACAAAGAAGTGTTCAGACTTGTAAAAGTATTAAATGCAAACAACCAATGCACTGTGGCCAAGCTCAAGTATAACCCAAGTCTTGTGATTGGACCAGGTTGTGCATTAAGCTGCTTAAGCGGAACGCTCTCATCAGCAGCTAACACGTCAATGCCCGACTACATTTCTTTGGAAGGAAATGACGATAAAACGTGTGATAGCATCAACGCTATGTTCGTAACCGAAGATATGGTATTTAAGGTCGAATACACCGGCACAACCGTTCCATACGTGGGAATGGCCGTCAGCCTTTCAACCGGTAAATACAAAATGGACTCGGTAACAAACAACTCAAGCGGAAAAGGAGTTATTCTCGCTTTAGAGGATGATAAAAAGTTAGTACACGTAAGATTCCGCAAATAATTAAAAGGAGATAAATATGATAATTTATTCTAAAAATTCAAACCTCAACAACGCTGCTTTCGGTAAGATTCAGCTTCCCATAAAGATGGTAATTGAGAACGAGAGCGACATACTCAGCAAGAAGGGCGGTATACGCGACTGGCTCTTCAACGTAGAAAAAAGCAATAAGTTCGGTGAGACGATAGTTATGCAGAACGAGTTCGGCATTTTCAAGTCTGTTACCGAGGGTAGCGGTGCGGAAAGTGATACCGTATCCGAAACCGGCACAAAGTTCATTGAGCACGTTCAATATATGAAGGAGTTCGTTGTAACAGCAGAAATGATCGAAGACTGTAACTACGGACTTGCCATCGATGCAAAGCGCAGAGCCGAGAATTTCACCAGAGCATACTACAAAACCATGAATAAGCTCTGCGAGGCGGCTCTTGCAAATGCTACAGCAAACAACTTCACCTTCGCGGGCTCAAGCATCGACCTTACGACCGCGGATGCGATGCCCTTGTTCTCATCCACTCACACATGGGGCGGTGCTGCAGGTGCTACAGGCACTCAGTCTAACTACTATTACGGTGACATATTCTCCACCGGAGCAACAGATTCAAGAGTTGCGAGCACTCAGGCCTTTGAGGAATCTCTCGCAGCCCTCTCCGTGAAGCTCAGAAATATGAAGGACGAAAACGGTGAAGCACTCGGATACACCGCGGACACCATTATCCTCCCCGGCAACAAGCCCAAGATCGAGCAGATAGTCAAGAAGGTCTGCGGTTCCGACGGTGCACTCGGCAACGGATACAACGATATCAACCTCCACTACGGCAACTGGAACGTAGTAATTCTCCCCAACTGGCAGCCCGACGATAACAGAATTATGATTATGTCAAGCGAGGCAAATAAGAACCTCTCCGGTAACATGTTCTTCAACAGAATTCCGCTTACCGTATCCAACTGGGTTGACAATCACACCGGCAATTACTATTGGAACGGCAGATGCCGCTTCGGTGTAGGATTTGGATCGTACAAGCATATTTTACTTGCTGTAGACTCCGCTGAGGCACAGGAAAGCGCAACACAGCTCTGATAGATTAAAAAAACTCCCACGGTATGGGGTGTAGGATAAAATTCTATGCCCCTGTGGGATCAAAACTTTAAAAAGAAAGGACTGTATATGACACTCAACGAACTAAAAAACGACGTGGCGAAGCTGGGATTTGAGAGCTATATTGAGGATGAAGATTGCCTCATCGCCTCGGCCAACCGCGCTCTATTTCTCATATACGTCGACAGACCCGTATCCAAAAACACTATAGTATCATTCAGAGGACCGAGAGTAAATCTGGTGCGCGAGTTCACGGAGCATAGATCCGGTGAAAGTATAACTATCACCTGCACCGGCAAAGCTATATCATTTCGCAGCACGGGAACAGGAAACTGTGTAATAACAGATAATACAGGTTCAAACAGTATACCGTTAAGTGCCGACAGACAGTTGGTAAAGCAATTCATTTACGGAACGGCAACCATCACTTTTTCGGGCGATTATTACTTCACGGTGAGCAATCTTGCAGTGTTTGACGACATTATCAGTAACAAGGCAGTCGACATTCCAGAATATACACCATACAAGGAGCTTAATGCCCAGGATTACTGCGACGACTTCCGGGCTTTTTGTTCGCAGCCCTGTGACAAGGACGGTAATCCGATAAGAGATATAAAGCTAATCGACGGAAGAATACGCGTACCCTTCAACTACAGAGGGGAAATTTATCTTACTTATTACAGAACTCCAAAACAGTTAAGCAAAGAGTTACCTGATGCAATGATAGATATTCCCGAGGAGTCTACCCCTGCTCTGCCGCTTTTGACCGCAGCCTTCATGTGGCTTGACGACGATGCCGGTAAGGCACAGTATTATATGAGTCTATACCGCGACCTTATAGCCAACATAAAACGTTTTTCTACCAATAAAATTGACACGGTGTACCGTGTGAACGGATGGGCATGATGGCAAACAGATACAGAAATTTAATTTACTCCACTGCCGAATACACCCACTCTTACAGTGCCTTTCGCGGCGTAGAGCTTAATGCAAGTTCAACTGTAACATCACCCTCAAGGCTATGTTATGCGCAGAATATGTATAAGGATTATGACGGTGACGGAGCAAACGTGATTGAGAGTATTCCGGGATTCAGATGCTTCGCACACTATGGAAAAAGCATACACGCCCTGTACTATCAGCGCTCTCCCCTCGGCGGTGAAGATCATCTGCTCGTTCACGTCGGAGATAAAATAATGCGGCATCCTATATCCGATATATATCTTACTGGTGCAGTAGGAGAACAGATTGCCACCGTTTGCGATGCGAAGAGCTTCGGATTTGAATATGGCAGATACTTCTACATTATGGATACGCAGAAGATTTATCAGATAAGCGATGACGGCGTGTGCAAGACCGTAGGAGATGCGGGTTCGGCTCCATACGTTCCGACCACGTACGTTTCAGGTGAGGCATACGAGCAAAGAAACCTCTTATCCGACGGATTCAAGGAAGAATACTACGTTGCAGACCCAAAGGTGTACCTGTTCTCAACGAAGGGCCTTAAAATTTCCGTCACCGATCCTAATCTGAGATTGTGCTCAATTACGGGTATCGGAGAAACCGAAGAGAACGAAATATACATACCGGCATACGTTGAGATATCCGGTATTAGCTACAAGGTTATGTCAATAGATGCAGAAGCGTTTCGGGAAAATACCAATGTTAAATCGGTATACCTTCCTGACGGAATAACCGCGGTTGGCACACGTGCCTTCATTGGTTGTACTTCACTTGAGGCAGTATACACATCTTCCACCCTTACAAGCATTGAAGACGCGGCATTTTCCGGATGCACCGCTCTGAAAACGCTATACCTTGGTGCATCGCTGAAACACGTGGGAACCGATGCTTTCAAAGGCTGTTCCGCACTCTTAACGATAAACTACGCTTTGGGTGAAAGCGAGCTTCAAGAGATTGACGGATACGGAATAATAAGTGCCAGGACGTTAAGTTACAATTCAAGATACGAAGCGGTTAAGATCGCTCTTCCCTTCCACGATGACGTAGATAGTGTACAATCGGTCACAGTTGATGATAAATCTGTCAGCTGGGAAACAAATATTGACGGTGAACACATTTTAAGCTTTTCTCTCTCATTCCAAAGTCTTGCCGACGCTACCGGGATAAAGGTCACAGCGACAGGAAAGCTTACAGCTCTTGGGAAAAGCTGGTCTGACGAGATGAACGCCCTTGCCTCCGCCACTCCGTATGTAGCAATAGTAGGCTGTACCGTCGCCGAGGTGTTTGACGGAAGGATTTTTCTATCCGGCAACCCGAAATTTCCGAACACGGTATTCTACACCGAAAGACCGAAGCAAGGGCAGGATAACGCCTTATATGTCGGAATATATAACTATTTCAACGATGGCGTTGGAAGCTATAAGGTTAAGTCGATGCTCGCAGTCAGGGATATGATCGCAATCTTCAAAGAGGGTGACGACGGTTCGGGCAGTATCTTTTATCATAAAAGAGAGGGCGTTAATCTCGGAGCTATCGACACGATATATCCGGTTGCATACGTGCACTCCGGTATATGCTCATCCGGCATGTGCCTGTCCTTCCTCGATGATCCGGTATTTTTAACCGGCGAGGGACTAATGGCCCTTAACCAGGAGAACATAAACTATCAACGAAATGTGGTCTGTAGATCGCATAACGTAAATTATAGTTTACTTAAAGAAGATTTATCCAAGGCTTGCCTTTGCGAATGGCTCGGATACTTAGTTATTGGAACGGAGGGGAAGATTTTCTTAGCCGACTCCCGCGCTGTATTTACACACCATGTCGGGTCCCGCGAATACGAATGGTTTTTACTCACAGATATCGGTGCATATAATCAAGATACAAAGGTATACAGATACTCCTCGGATCCCTATCTTGATACCGTCATTCACCCAACACTTGTATCAAATATAGCAGATTCAAAATCAGTCTACAGCGCAACAGACGAAAGCGGACATACGTACTATTACACCGTCGAGGGCGGCATTAAATACAGCGTAGTCCCCACGGAAGAGCTTACCGGCGGAGATTTTTGTCCGGGCACTATATTTATATCCCATGAAAAGCTCTTGCTTTTCGCCACAGATGACGGACATCTCTGTGTATTCAACAACGATATGCGAGGTATAGCTCCCGACAGCGTTAAGAGCTCCTCGGGGTATGACGCCGAAAAATATGCCTTAACTATGGGAAACAGGATTCATCCGTTGTTCTACAGCTTTGCCGGTCACGCGCCAAAATATGAGATCAGAACCGCTCTTGATGACTGCGGTGTGCCTCATCTTACA